GGTCTCCGATACCCTCGGAGAAGGGGGGGAATTGAACCCATGCGACCTGCGTGTGATGCAGGCAATGACACCAGTCATTCTTAGGCACATCGTTTGCACGACGTTTATGAGGATTGGGATGGTTGAAGAAGAGGAGATGAAAGACGGACTTTCCCGCGAAGAACGAGGGAGCCCGAAGGAACGGTTTTGGCCGAAGTTGGCGCGGGTGAATGAACAAGAAGACGAGGCGAATCGAGGTAAAGGACACTGTCTTTGATAATAGGATTAACGGAGTTCATGGGGAGAGGTACGGTTATGATTTGAGAAGCAGTGATAGAGCCTCCCAAAGTGAATCGAGCACCTCCATAGGTTTGAAGGATGGTTTTGGGGGCTGCAGTGGAATTAGCTGGAACCCAGACAATGTCACAATGAGTCGGGTTTGAAGCAGAAGTCATGTTTGGAAACAGGACAGCTTCGCACTCGATTAGAGTGGCATGCCGGAAAGAGGAGATGATGTTAGCCAAAGCGGCGTCAGAGGAGAGAGTCACTTGAAGAGACACTTCTGCCACGCCTAAGTCAGTGGCTGTGAGTTGAAAAGGCAGTACGATAGCAGAGGACTGAGGTCCTTCATTGGGAGCTAGGTGCGTGCCAGGGGCTGGTATGGAAGGTTGTTTGACTTTGATTGGTTTGGTTTCCTCCATGATTGAAAGAGAGAAGCAATTCAGACTCAAGGTACTGAACCTTAGGATCGAAGTGATAGCTGGGCATGGAGGACTTGGACAATATTAAGGCTCGAATTTTTTCCGGCAAATCGGAAAATAAGGCTTTGGAAACCCAACGGGAATTGCGAGCCAGAGAGGCGAAGAAAGATTCCGGAACGGGGTCGAAGGACAAAATGACTTTTTGAGCGGGAGGGCAACGGCGACAAAAGAGGTCGAAGCAGGCGCTGTAGTAAGACAAAAGGTGAGGCGGAAAGAGGGATGACACGATATCGCCGAGACGATGACCGATTGAAAATTCAAAAAGGTAAGACGGAAGAGTTTCGAGGAGATTGCCTTTGTCGTAAGAAATCATCAACTTGGCGAACAAGGCAAAAGGGTTGCGACACGCTCCTGCAGAGCCAACGTAATAGCCGCAGAACAAGGGCCGAGAAGTGAATTCGGTTTTGAATCGCAAATGCAAAAGCTCTCTAACCTGGGGCCATGAGGAGCGGATAGGGGGCAAACCGCAAATGACGGAATCATCACCAGAGACCATTATCGGGTGCGAGAGTATGTCGTACTGAGAGTAGATGACAGCGAGATTATAGTCGGTGTTGTCGTCATAAGTGCCAGGTTCTCCGGTGAGGCGCATGCAGGTGAGAGGTCCAAACTGGGTTGAGACGTTAGTCTTGAGATAAACGTGTAAAGCGATAAGGTTCATGGGAATGGAGACGCGATGCATTTTGAGAACTTCGAAGATTACGGCTTCACCATGTTGGCTCTGATCAAAAGAAGTGTAATCATTGCAGATGAATTCTGAGCCAGAAAGGAAACTTTGACTCCATGAGGCCAATTGAGATGGGGTTTTCCCACAGTGCGAATAGATGAAACCGGGTCGGTCGGCATGATCAATGATGCGCTGATATTTCTTAACCGGGCCTAGAGCCAAAATCACGAAATCGTGCATGAGGGCTAAGGTCTGGCAAGCTTTCCAAGAACCGAAGATGCTGCCGTCGTTGACCTTGTGCTGCGACTTAGCGAAGATACGCACGGCGGTGTACCGCCAGTCTGGATCAGAACGACTGGCATTGGCGACAATCGTGGCTTGAGTTTTTGAGCTGAGCTGTGCGTACTCGTTGAGACAAACGCACTCGGCAAAAAGCGCGGGGTTGAATGGGATTTGGATTGAAGGAGAGCGGTTGAAAGCCCGGCACCAACTGTCGAAAAGAATGCGCCCCAGGATGTGATCGTTGGCAGTAAAAGCGTAAGGACTGGAACTGGGACGAAATCTCAGACGTTTCTGGATGGAAGCTATGAGCAGAGTTGGATCTGAAGAGGGCTTATGGGAAGCAGCAATGAGTGATGAGGGCTGACACGACAAAACGAATGGCTGGTCCATGAAAGGAAATTGATTGCTGGCTTGGTCTGAAACCATGATCTCCTTAAGAGAAGGGTCGTGGGCTGGGAGGAAAAAAGCGGCAAGCTCCTCGAAGCTTTCGCCAGCGAAGCTATGCGAAATCGGTGTTGGAGCAATGCTGATGGAGGCTGAAACGGAACTGGAGGGAGCGCAGCTCTCAAGATCTGAGTGCAAGGGCAATCGAGTGGGGGGTAAGTGCATTGTCGAAAGTCTGACTTCTGGGGAAGTGGAGTGGACTACCTTGGAGAAGGAGACAACATCGCGATCGTAAGTGACTGGAATGTGAGGAGGTAGCTTGGCTGATCGCGCCAGTAAGGAGGCGAGACGTGAACTGGAGAGTGACTGATCGCCAGCAACGAGTCTGTGTCTTCTCGATTTGATGGGCTCATGAAGCAGGCGAAGCTTGTGATACATCGGGAAAGCTGACACCATGTCAACAGGAATTCCGGAAAGAGCCTGGGTGAAAATGTAGGAAGTTCCGAAATGGCCAGAGGCTTGGTACATGTTGCCGATGAAGATGACGCCGGATCTGGAACGAGTCAAAGCTACCAAGCAGTTTTGAGCAGACAGGAGAGTGGAATGACGATCCAAGAGGATGGTATTCATGGAATCGAAAGTCATGCCCTGACTGCTTGATATGGTGAGAGCGTGATGACCGAGATTTTGCATGGTGGTGGCGGTGGCGATGCTATTCACAAGGTTTGGAAGGTTCTGAGGATGAGTGACGGAGCTCACGATTTTCCCTTCGGTTTGACTATAAGTTCTGACTCCGAAGAGGTCAGCTATCACCTTAGGGCAACGATAAGTCCACCAGCAGTAGCAGTCGATATACGCGGACAGTCGTAAAGTTTCTGAGGGAAGCATGGAATTTGAGGAGCTGGGATGAGAAGAATGGTACTCTCCTTGAAGGGGATCTCCTAGAATGATGACAAGCTGAATTGATGGATCAGAAAGGAGGATCAAGTCAAGGTAGCCGCGCGGGAGCTTATAGATCTCGTCAATGACAAGAACATTGGAAGTTTTGAAAAGCGCAGTCTCCCAGGTGCACAATCGCCAAGACTCGTGATCAGGGAGATCTAAATCTCTTTTCCATTCGGCTCGGAGTTCATTGGTCGGGACGGCGAGGCGGAAATGATGGAAGGCTCTAGTTTTGAGGAGCTTTTGGATTGGGTGGGACTTCCCACAACCGGCAAAGCCAGCTATGTGTATAAGATCAACATTGCGAGAGAAAGCCACATCAATCTGAGCATCAAGCTCTAGGAGTTTGGTGCGGGGTGACTTTCCGCCGAGGCCTGACAATTGGGAAGTGATGCCATCGAAGCCATTCTTCATGTTGCTGATGAGGTTCTTCGCGTGTTGGACGGAGATGGAATGGCTGTGAGCTTCTTGAAATGGCAAGAAATTGCCATTGAACTGAAAACGAAGTGCTGCTCTAACTAATGGCGATTTGGATGGATTGGAACCGGGAGCTGAGGCAGAGAGTTTAACGTACGGTGCAAAGTGTTTTGGCGGTCCATCGGAAAAAGTGATGTGAAGGACGGTGGAAGCGCCTTTTATGCCGTACATGATGGTGGAAGATCCAGCATGAATCACACACTCGAAATGAAGCCGATAAGCGAGAGCTGTTAAGTGATCGGTGCTGAGACCAAAAGTTGTGATCTCTTCATTGTCTAAGAGAGAGTCGGGGAGCATCTCACAAAGGAAGCCCCAAAGAGAGTGTATGTCATACGGAACTTGAGCTGCAACGGACTGAAGCAGGCAATTTTTGACAGGCAGTGGGATGCTGGATTTGGGCTGAGCTCGAAGGCGAGTTGGAAAACAACCATTGGAATTATGGTAGTTCGCAGGAAGCAAAACTTCAAACTCTACAACAGGACCAGAGCAACTGGAATCCGAAATGAGATCGCCAGCAGGCAAAGGCTGTTTTCCGGCGGAGGCGTTGAGCATGGTGCTGGGAACAGGGAGGAGGTTGGAATTCAGAGAGCCAAATTCATTGACGGAGCGTTGGTGTACAGGCATCTCAAGAGGCAACTCGGGCAAGGGTGGCAGATCATGCTTGATCGAGGTAGAATCCGGGGTCAATTCTGGAAAGAGAAAAGACGAAGGAACCTGGAGTTCGGGGGCTGGATCTGCGAGAGCCGGAGTTGGATTCGGCACTTGAGGAGGCTCCGGAGTGACTGAAAGATTCGGCGGAGGCGTAGGAGATGGAGCTAGTTGGGGAGTCGAAGCTGAAATGGGAGGAGCGACTTGGGGGGCTGGCACTTCGGGAAATGGGGCTTGAACCATGGGGACGGATTCTTCTGGTGGCGGAGTTTGGAACTCGAATGGCAGGAAGGATGCGGGGCAAGGGGACTGGAATGCTTCCAATTTCCACGAAAGATTGAAGTCCGAGGGATGAAGATGAGCATTGTACCCATCGTGCAGAGACTGCAGAGACTGCGGGCTCAAGAACTTGAGCATGGCGGAAGCTGCTGGAAACAGCAAACTGGTCAACAGCAGAAGGGGCTTTGGGAGAAGAGGCAGGCGTCTCGGTTGAAGAACCAAAGAAAAGATTGCCTCGGGAGCGTGGCATAGGCCCCAAGATTGAAGTAGAGAGAGGAGCTGCGGATGGAGATGGGGAGACAGCACGGTGCAAAGAGATTCGGCTGGCTTCCGCAAGAGAGGAGGGCAATGATCCAAATTGAATGCATGAGGCCTCTTTGGGAAGCGCCGGTGGAATAAAGTGACTGATTTCGGCGTTGGAATTGGGAGCTTGCGAAGCAGATGGGAAGCCAAGAAAGGGAGCGGGGCCAAGAATGGAAGGGCCCTGATGACGAAGGGGTGAAGGTGCTGGGCCAAGAATAGATTGAGCTTCTGGGCCGGAGACAGGAAGAAGTCGAATACGACTCGGGGTCGAATCGAGGAGTTGAGGAGAGCGTAAGTATGAAGATTGTCCCAAGCTTGAGAGGTGACCCAAGCGTACTGGGGCTTGTTTGAGTGCGTGCGGACGAATCCGGCGGGGTCCGAGACCCGAAGGGTTCTGACGGCTCTTGTGTAAGTGAACAGAGCGTCGTACACCTCCGTTGGGACTAAACGATGGCGGAGGGGCTGGTGAAGAAACGTGGCTTCGGGGAGGGCGAGGCAGCGAGGAATGGTGAAGGATGCCATGGGCAGAGCGCTGGAGTGCATGATTGGGAGACCCCTTTGTATGAGGATCGAATGGCATGGGCCCCAAGAGTCCAGCGTGGTTACGGAAAGGTTCAGAAGAGGAGAATTGATGCTGGAGATCTTGAGCCATTGAATGGCGGAAAGAGGCTGATTGTAACTGCCCGCATGATGGTTCTCTGGCACGTAGTGAAGGGAATTGCCTGAAATGGAGTAGGTGTAGACAGTTGGATAAAAGGAGAGATCTGTGAAGGAACTCTCGGGGGGAACGACAAGGCTGCAATGGAGGCGTTGGAGGTTCGGGCATCGAATGAACAGATCCAGGATCTGAAAAGGATGGAAGTACATCAGCGCGTCGTGCATGAACACAGTCGGCTGGGAGGGCAGAGATGTGGAGGTTTCGGGATAGCGAACGCTGTCGGCAGCGGTGAGACGAAAATTGATGAGCTCTACGAAGCTCGGATTGAGTCTCGCAAGTTTGCGAAACTTTGATGGTTTCATGAACATGACTGAAGATAGAGTCGACGCAAGATGACTCCAATGGTGAAAGAGAAGATGAGTCTCGATCACTTTGTGAACAGCATGGGGATGTGGAGTGGTCCCATAACCGGAGGCAGGAATGCCTGTGGCAATGAGAAATGGAAGGTGTTCTTTCTGCAGAATCCAAGGAAACTGCACTAGTGAGTCCTGAAGAGGACGGACAGAGTGATTGAGGACGGGGTTCAAAACGGCGTCCTTGTGTATGGATGATGATAGGGCGTCTAGGGCTGATTGAAAAGCCATTTGACATGAATCTCTGGTCGGAAGGAGAGATCGGGTAAGCTTCGGGCCGGAGAGCGAAGCGAGGGTAGTGAAATAAATACAGAAAAGTAAACGTTCAAGGCTCGAAAGGGTTGAACGGGAATTATATTAC